AAGTATTCTTCTTTTCTTAATTGACGTAAGTCTTCTGCACCTCTTCTGAATGATTCAAAGTTTTGAGGAGAGAATGTATGGTAGTCTGTATTAAGCGATAAAGTAGAAAGTTGCTTTTGCTGAGCTTCAAACTCCATAAACTGCATAAATCTATAAAAGTCTGCAATAGGAGTTTCTTCAGTTAATAAGAAATCCTGAATAGCTTTTACGTCTGTAGTTTTGCTTGTCAATAAATTTAAAGCTTGAGCAACCGTTTTCTTAACATTAATACCTTTTGTACCTACTTTAATTAATTTTGCAATATCAGGGTTTGACATCATCTCTTCTAAGATGTCTTCAGCAGGTGTACCTAAACCATATCTAACAATAGAAGATCTTTGAGACTTCTCATCTGTTGGTTGATTTTTGTACTTTTGGTTAATCAACCTAGTCACAGTAGAGATTGGAGTTCCTGCAATAGCTGTATAAAGAACTACTGGAGTAATTAAGTTATTAAAATAGATTCTTGCTACTTCGTCTTCTTTTTCAATATCTACGTGAGCAGAAATCATCTGACCATTAAGAAGCGAGATTAAGTTTCCATCAACATCATAAATACTAGAATAATAAACTTTACCATCTATTCTATTAGAAGGAAGAATGTATAATCTATTAGCTGATTTATTTTCTAAGTTTAATTTAGCCTTTTGAACTAAAGAGTGGAAAGTATTTATTTTAGCACCTACACCTAAAGACTTTTTGTAAGTGTTCAAGTTAAATACATAAAGTTGATAAATAGGACTTAATATACTAGTATAAGTTGCAGTTGTGTTAGGCTCAATTGTACCAAACTCTTTTGCTAAACCTTTAATGATGTCTGATGAGTTAGGAGTAATTAAACTTTCAAAAATATCAGACTGACTTAAGCGATCTACTACATTGAATACTAAGTTGTTAGCATGAGTTTTTCTTAGTCCCTCAATATCTAATAAAATATCATTTCTTTCTTTATATAATGCCCTTAAAGCAGTTACTGCTTCTTTGATTTCTGAAAAAGAAGTAATTTCTACATTTTCTCTTACCTTATTAACAGCTGTAGTTAATTTTTCAATTGCTACTCTTGTTTTAGGATTAGATTTCTTAATAGTCTCTTCGCTAGTAAAACGTTCTTTTAATTTTTGTAAACTATTTACTGCAATTGTTTCTTCATCTACTGAAGCACTTGTAGGAGTTCTAAATGTTTTTAACTCGTTATACAGTTCTTCAAGAACTTTATTCTTATCTGTTCCTTTTTTATCTAGTATTTTATGAAGACCTACCATTAATTTAATTTTTAAATCAGTGGTTTTTTTAATTTCTTCAGTAGATACTTCATAAGATTTTTCTAGTTTTTTCTTTCTATCAAAAGACTGTTGAGCAGTTTGAGTAGTTAAAGGAACAGTTCCATCTTCCTTTATGTAAGGATCGTAACAGAACAATTTATCAATATCATAATCCGAACCTGATTTAACAACCATTTCATCTGGAACCAAGATAATTTCTACACTCTCCTCAGGTAAAAACTCAACTACTGTAAAGTTCTCCATAGAGTTGTATCCTTGTCCTGGAATACGAATAGCTACCATTGAAAGAGCTTTCTCATTTGCTTTAACAAATGCAGGATTGTTTAGAGCTTCATTTAAGACAAGTAAAGCGTCAAAAGGATTGGTAGGTTCACCATTAGCGTCTAGTTCGCCTATAGGGCTTCCTTCATACATTAAATTAAGTAGAGGATAGTATCCTTTAGAGAACGAAACAATAACTTCTGCTTTATTGATTTTTTTTCCGTCTTTAGTCAAAGAATAATATTTTAGAGTTCTTCCTGGTCTTACTATAGATACAGGGTATTGTACTCTTTGTGCACCATTTAACTTTTGACGAATAATTTTACGCTTAGCACTAGATACGATTGCACTTTCCATTACAGTACGATCAACCATAGAATCTAGCATATACATTAAAGAACCATCAGTCTTAAGTTTGATTAAGTCTTTGGTAGCTTCAGAAGCGTTTTTCTTCTCCAGTTCTTTAAGAAGGAAGTTAACTAATTTGTCTTTATCGTTTAAGTTTTCTAAATAGTTAAGTTTGTCGTAGTCTACAATTTCTTTTACGTAAGATTTGTAAGCTTCATAAAGTTTTAATACTTCTGCATCTTCAGCATCTTTGTAAAGGAGAGATCTAAACTGCGTACTAAACACAGATTCAAAAGATTCTTTATTTTCGATTAAAACTTGTTCTTTTAAATGTTTAATATCAATTTGTCCAATAGGAACATTAGTAGTATCTACTTTTCCATCTTTGAACAAAGATACAGATGATACAGTTTCTGCTATTTTAGTACCTGATTCGAATACAGCATAGTCAGCAGACGATGCATGTAACTTATGAAGAATAGCTAGTAGTTCAGGATTGTTGACAGCTTCAGAAGGTAAGATAGGTTTAACAGAGTATTTGTGGAATACTGGAACACCTTCATTATTTACTCCTTTAGCAAAACCTGCATACTGTAACTTCTTGATAGTAAACTTGTAAAAAGCTTTTGTATTTAACTCTTTAGATAAAGTTACTTGATCATTGTCTAAGATTGCTTGATAGATTCTATTTTGTCTATCTATCTCTTGATCCATCTCAGGAGTTATTCCTGTAGATAAAGCGTAAAATCTCTTAAAAAAATCTACTGTCATAAATGCAGCAGCATCTTGAGTTTTATGTTTATCACTTGTAGTATAAGCGTCTAAAGATTCTCCGTAAGCTTCTTTGTTTTCTAAAGCTGTTTTAGAAATAACTGGATTATCTTTTAGAACAATATAATTAACTTTTGAAAGATCGTTTATTTGTTCGTTAATAGGAATGTTGTTTTGTTCAGCATACTTAATAAATGAATTTCTTTGAGTAAATACTCTGTTTTGTAAGAAAGCTGTGTTTGCAGCATCTAACATAGTATAACTACCAAAGGCATTCCAAGCAGATAAACGCTTTTCAATGTCTTTAGCACTTTTATAGTAGTAAGGATGTCCATAGAATAATTTATGTTGTTCTAGTCTACTTAAGAAACTAAAGAAATGGTATTTAAACAAATCAACAGGTTCAATAGTATCTAGATTTTTAGCTTTAAAAGACCTAAGAGACACATTCATTTGTTCAGTAAAGTGTTTGTTAAAGTTTTTAGCGATTTCAATAACAATAGGATATTTTTCTACAGCCTCTTCAAATAATTTATTTAAGATGTTTTCTCCGTTTTCATCAGTTACGTCTTTGTCTTTAAACTCATTGTAAAGTTTTGTACGTTGTTCAGAACTTAAGATGTCTTCGAAATATCCTAACTTAGGACTTCCTTTAGAATCTCTGATACTTACTTTAGGATGAATATATACTTTTTGACCATTAGCAATTTTACCTTCAATCTCTTTAGTCATTTTAATTTCAGACATAATAGCTTTGAAGAGAAGTCTCATTTGAGGGTCAAACAAGCGAATGTTTCCTTGTCCATCTTTACTTGCTAGCTCATTCATTCCTAAGAACTTTCTTAAACCTAAGTCTAAAACAAAAGCCCTAGTAGTAGATTTACCACTTAAACGGTTAATCTCTTCTACTCCAGATTGTAAGAAACTATTTACTTCAGCAAAATGTTTATCAATATAGTTAGTGTTGATAGTTTTTTGACCATCTTCTTCTATTTTGATACCTTCTAAGTTTGCTAACTCTACTTGTCTGTAAGTTGCTTTTCCTCCTTGATAAGAATCAGTTATGCGATTTCCTTCTTTATCAAATAAATATTCAAGAACAAAAGAACCTATAGTGTTTGAATTATATTCAGGATCTAGTTGAGGGAATGCTTTATAAACGTCTTTTGCAGTTGGATAAGTTTCGTAGTCATTTAAAGCACTAGCTACTCTTGACATAAATGTATGTTGATTTACAGACCAAACTCTAGAGCCTTCTGCATTCATTCGCATATCATCAATGTATTCTGGATTAGACTTTACTTCTAAGTTTAAGAAATAGTTTACTGCAGAGTTTTCAGACTTAATAACCGCTTTATCTACTTTGTGAGGACTAGATAATTGGTTTAAAGGATTACCTACGGTACCATTCTCTCCTAAAGATTTTAACTTAGTTCTAATAAAATTTACGTTTCTTTCAAGAACAGACATATCTTCTAAAGGAATAGAGTCTACTGCAGCTTGAGATAAGTTAAGTCCTAGAGGTCTAAGCAAATTAATCAATTGAGCTATTCTTGCTCTCTTTTCTTCGTTAGTAGCAAGTACTACTAGTCCTACAGGTAAGGAAGGATTGTTAGTGAAGTATGCGTCTACATCTAAGTCTTGAAGTCCTGTATTAGGATTCATAACTTTATACAAACCTTGAGTCATACCAAACTCTCCATCGTATAAGTTTTTAAGACGTACTGCATCCAAAGAACTAGACTTTTGTACTTTAACGTCAGTTACATTTCCATCTTCGTCTTTGTTTATCTTGGTTGTGTAGCCTTCCATGTAAGGCATAGTAAACAAATTAAAGAACTCATTCTTAAATGAAAGAGAACTGAAACGTTCTATAGAAGTAGGAAGGTAATTTATTAAAGAATTAAACTGAGGGTATTCTTTAGATAATTCTTTTAATCTAGAATACATTTGTTCGTAGGTAGTTAAACCTGCCAAACTTCTTCTTAAGATATTCCAGTTAGTGTCAAAATCTCCCAACTGAGGAACTCCAAATAAATAGTCTACTTCAGGATTAATGTTTCCTTTAATGTGTTTAGGTAAAGTTCTAATAGCACTTATGATAAGATTAGATGCAAGTTCTTTCTGAGAGATTTCGTTTACACTCTTATCGTAACTTCCTAACTCTGTATTAGCATCTTGTTCTTCTTCTAAGGTTTCTAACTGAATACCTCTTTTAACCTTGTCATCAAAAATTAAACTGTTTTGAATATGGAACTGAGCTACTGTATCAAAGTTGTTTAATAGCTCGTCTAGGTAGTCTAATTTAGGGCTTACAGTAGTATCGCCTGCTTCTTCTAAATCAAGGAGTTCGTTATAGGTTTGAGAAATAATATTCTTTATTCCTTTATAAACTTGAGGAATAACTTGCTTACTTACTGCTACGTTTACGAATGAACCGTTTACACTTTTAGTAATCTGGTTTGCTACGTGTGTAAATAAAGAATCAAACTGTTTTACTATTTTATCAGATTCTACAAAACTATAAGTTTTTAGTTCTTCGTCAGATTTGACAGAAAGTTTTCTACTAAACAATTCTTTAAAACGAATATTGTCTTCAGATCTGTTATAACTAGCAATGTTTCCTTTGTATAATTGTTTAAAATAGAAGTCTACAGTTTTCTTGTTTGAGAATAAGTTAGTAATAAAGTTCCAAATCTTCTCAAAGATATTTTTGGCTTCTTTAGACTTCTTAATAGCTTCAGGAAACACTTTACCAGCACTTAAAGCAAATAGTCTAAAGTCTTCTGCCATCTTTTCCTCTAATTCAAAAGGAGTTAAGTTACCGTAGATTTTAGCAGCTTCTTTATATAGTGCTTGCTTTTGTTCTGGAGTTAAGTAAAGTTGAGTAAATTCATGCCATGCTTCGTGATAAGCGTCTGCATAATTAGCTCCATTAAATAACTGAATACCTGCCTTAGACCATACAGCATAAGCTTCAGGGTGGTTAATAGTTTGATCAAATATAAAAGCAGTATTCTTAAATATAGGATGATTCTCTACCCATGCTTTTGCTCTTGCTTTTTGTTTAGCGTTAATTTTATTTTCTAGTAATCTTGTTCTTTCTAGCTGAGATCTGTCTACTGTTATTTCGTTGTTTAAGTCTTTAGGACTTCTACGTTTACGTACTGGTTGTTCTGTAGTTACTTCAGGAATATTTTCTGAAGGAGTTTCTTGAACAGGTACAGGAGTAGGAATATTTTCAGCTTCAGTGATAGGAGTTTCTTGACTTGGAATATTCTCAAGTACTTCAGAAACAGTAACTTGGCTACTAGAAGGTGCATTAATTTGAGGAGTATCAAATCCTAAAGTTCTATTACCTTCTTCTCTGAAGGTTGCTCCAAACTCTGGACTCATTACAAAGTCTCTATAAGTTGTTGCAGGAAGTAATTCTATTTCTCCTTTAGAGTTTAGTTTTGTTGGATAGTATCTGTCGTTAGAGTTTAGTCTATCAGCTACAATATTCTTGTAAGCATCATTGAATGCTTCCACAATAGCTTGTTCAACATTAGGAGTAATTGTAGATACAGTTTGCCATTTACCTGCTATGTTTTTCTTTTTAAATACAATTTTATCTCCTACTTTGTTTTTGTCCAAAACGTAAACAGCTTTTTCTGATTTAAAAGAAGTTAGTTGATAAGTTCTTAAGTAACTTAAAAAGTCTTCAACACTCTCAGGTAATCCGTTTGGTAAAGTTCCGTTATTAAACGCTTCTACTAATTTAAATACTAACTGACCATCTGCCTTAGGTAAGGTAACTGCAGTTGCAGACTTAAAGAAATTGTTAGAATTTATAATGTAAGTTCTACCTGGATACAAAGTATATGTTCCTGTAGTATCTGGTGTAGGAGTGTCTACTACTCTAAGCGAATAATTAGGTTTGTTTTTAACTGATGAAAGTTTAATAGGCACTAAATCAGTTCCTGGAATAGTTCCTGTAATGTTTGCAACAGCAACTGTTTCAGAATTTGCTTTTATTTGATCTACTAGACTTTTTAGTTGTCCTTTTAATGTAGAAACTTTAAAAGTAGAAATTAAAGGAGTTCCTACTTGACTAGGTACACCATTCTTTTCAAACAACATTACTTTACCTTCTTCGTCTGTAAGAACGCTTAGTACTCCTGTTCCTATTGCAGAAGGGTTATCTATTAAATATTGAATGAAGGAGTTCTCGTGAAAAGGTACTCCATTTAAAGATAGAATAGATTTTAGTGTTGCTACATCTTCAGGAGTTAAAGCAGCCTTGTTTTTAAGCGTTTTAAGAGCTTCAAACTTTGCAGAGGATAAAACATATGCATAAGTATCCATAGCTCCTTGTATGCGAAGTTTTACAGCAGGAAGTTTTTCTCTTAAGTTATCAAATGCATTAACAACATTAACAGCAAAAGCAGTTCTCGCATCATCTGTTAAAGGTACATTCGAACTATCTAAAGATACTATGTTTAAAGAAAGGTCTCTAGGAGTAACAGGAACTTGTTCAATTTGACTTAATAGTTCTTGGTCTCTAATAATACCATCAGTTACTTCATCTTCAAAGGTAGATTGAGGAATTTCTTCTATAATCTGTTCTACAGGAGGTTCTTCAATATCTTCTTTAGGAGCTTCTTCTGGTTTAAGTTTTTCGTTTAAAACTTCTGTTAACTGTCCTATTTGACTTTTAACTAAGAAAGGAAGTAAGTTAGTATTAGGAGAATCTTCATAAGTAGCAAAGAACTGTTCTATGTTTTTAGCTTGTCCAGGAAACAACTTTCGATCACCATACATAGCAAGTAACCCACTATAAATATCTAAAGGATCTTCTTGTACTAAGACTGTTTCAAATAAAGCAATTCTGTCGTTAGCTTTATCTTGAGGTTCTTCTATTTCGTCAATTACTCTGTTTTTTGCATTTACATCTGTATACACTAATACATTAATAGGAAGCGTATTTTCAAAATCTAATCCTAAATAATCTATAATGTCTTGTGCATCTGCAGTAGGTTCTACAAAGTCAGTACTTGCTGTAGATTTTTTAACAAGTTCTGTAGTTTGGTTATTTTTCTCTAAAGGTTTCTTTTTTTCAGAAGTTTGTTGATCATCAGTTTGAGCTTGATAGTTGATTCCTAATTCGTTTACTTCTTTGATTTTTGCTAAAGCGTCTTCTTCAGTTAAACCTTGAGTAATATTATTAAAAAAACTAAGAGCATAAGCTCTTTGGTTTTCTAACTCAGTTACTTGTTCTGGATTTTCTTCTTTTTGAGAAGCATGCTCTTCAAGCATTCTTCCTACTATAAATCTTTGTGCATCACTTAAATGTTCATGTGCACCTTCTTCTAGTTCTCCGTTTGCAATTTCTTGTTCGGATAATTCAGAAACACCTAATTGAATATTTTGAAGATGTTTAACTTCAGGGTTATTTAAGTTTCTATTAATCTCATTTGCAATTTGATCTTCGGAGTTGTATTGTCTTGTGTTTACTTCTAACTCTGCTAAGTCTTGTAAGCGTCCAAATTTACCTTTAGGTCCAAATACAGGTGCAAACGGAATTGCAGTATGCATTTTCTCGTACTCAGCTAATGCAGGCCCTAAAGTATGGTATAAATGTAAAGCTTCTAAATTTGTAAGTTCTTCAGGATTATTTTCTAAAGTATTAAGCAAAGAATCTACTTTTGTATTAAGAGCAGTATCTACTCTTTCTTTGTATTTTAAATGCTGGTCTAAAAGAAAATCATACCTTTCATCAGATTGATCAAATTGATTCAATTCTTTTAGAGAGTAATTTCCATTATTTAATAAGTTCCCAAGAGTTGCATCAGGTTTCTCTAATCTTTCAGCTTGTCTGTTAAATACATTACTTATAATATCTTTCTTCTCAGGCTCTGTAAGGTTGGTATATTTGTCAGCTAAGGCTTTACTTGCTTGTAATTTAGTTTGAGTCTGATCTAAAGTATTCTCATAATCCTTTAATTCATCAGGAGTTAACTTTGTAGTATCTACTTGTAATAAATCTTCTTGAAATAAAGTATCTAAAAAGAAATCTCTTTGTCGTTCTTTATCATCAAGTAGGGTAGTTAAACTTTTAATATTTTTTAATTCAGGAATAATATCAAGTCTATCGCTTAGTTGTTTAATAGCTACCTTTCTTCTAAGACCTTCTTCAGGCGTAATTTTTCCTTTATTAATTTGTTGATCCACTAGAGCAGTATAGGTAGCAGGGTTATTTGCTATATCCCATCTAGATGAATTTATTCTTTCTATTTTGTTTTGTTTTTGTGCTACTCCAGCTCCAGAGATAAATAAAGAAGGTATAAAACCTTCTACAGCAGTATTAAGAAAGTTTTCAGCAGTAAGTTCATTTGTTTTCTCTATATCTGCGTTTTGATTTGAAGCGTATTTATCTATAAAATAATTACCTAATAAAGAAGCTTCTTCTTCAATTGTCTCTTGTAAAGCTCCAGAAATAGTTTTTCTAATTCTCATAGGAGCCAATAACATTGCCATCTTAAGAGGCTTAATACTATTAGCAGGAAGAAGTCCTAAAGCAAGGTCTGTTGCTCTAGTTAGTCTGCTTAAATCAGTTGGATCTATTTTACTAGAAATATTTGCAAACAGATTATCTAAAGGACCAAACTTAGTACTTCCTGAAAACAATCTAGTTTCAGGAACAATACTCTCTGTAAGACCTTCTACAATAGATCTAGACAAAGCTGTACTAAAAGCTAAACTATCGTCTTTAAAGTTCTTTCTTTCTTCTGCATACATTCTAGGAAATACAGTAGCCATAGTACCTCCCATAGTTGAAATACGGGGAGCTACACTTTCTACAAATACTTTACTTGCGGCAGCATCCATTCCACCTAATTTTGCAACGTTTGCCCAAGAAGCTCCAAATTTTCTAGCTCCCATCCCTACTCCTCTAGTAAGTAACAGAGTTGCTGCAATATCTGCTACAATAGGAGCTACTTGTTCTGTAGCACTCCAAAAATTCCAATTACCTTCTCCTGTCTTAGGATCTTTCCAACGAATATTAGTTACATAGACAGGTTGACCATTTTCGTCTAAGTCGATTTCTTTGCCTTTTAATTGTCCGTCTTTGTTTAAATCAGTTCCTTTTCTATATTGAGGAGGAGTATAATAGTCAGAGGATAGATTAAGTCCCATACTAACACTCTTGTCTAACTTTAGGAAAGAAGAAATTCCTGAAGCAGTCTTTAACATTCCAGACCAATAACCCTCTCCCATACGAACAAAGTGTTCTCCTGAGGTTGGATTTGTACCTTCTGCTAAGTTTTTATTAGCATAAACTTCTCTTGCATTATCTCTCTTAACACTTTCAGCTGCAGCAGGATCAAACTTTTTAAGATAAGAGTAGTAGTCAGAATAAGGTTCTATAGTTTTACTAACTTGATCTAGACTATTTGAAGTATTAGTTAATTGAATTCTTTGGGCATTTAATGCTTGTCTTTTTTCATTTGCTTCAGGAGTTTTTAAATCAGATAGTTTAGATAACTCTTCATCTAATTTAGAAGTTTCTTGATAGTTATTTTTTTGTTTATCTGCTATAGCTTCTAGTAAAGCGTTATTATATCCAGTAGTTAACTCTGCCATATAACGACTATGCTGTTTAGCTATACCAGTAAGTTCTGATATTTTTCCTACAGGTTTATTGTACTTAAGAAATTCTAAGTCATTAGGATTATATACTTGAGATCCTGGTCTATAACTATCTAAGTCTAAAAGTCTATTTTGAAGATAGTCGTAATCCCCTCCTAAATCATTAATTAAAGTCTGAGGAGAGTTTGTCTTTGAGTAAGCGTTCTTTTTTAAAATTTCTTGTATCTGTGCAGGTGTTTTTGTTTGAAACAAATTATCTACTTGTTCAGTAGCAAGATCTTTTTTTAATTTATTACTATAATAACTTTGAATATTTTTATACTTTTTAATTAAGTCTTCTTTTGTAGCACTATCCAAATCAACTCCATTGTCTATATTATCTACTATCTTTTTTAGTTCGTCTAAAGCAGGTTGAGTTTTTCCCCACCCAGAATCTAATATATCTTTAGTAAGAGATGCTGTATAATTATGTTCAGGCTTAACTGCTTTTTCAGGATTAAATTCTATTTTTTTTGCAAATACTTCTCCCATAAATTTAGCAGGAGCATTAAAAATATTATCGTCTGTAGCCAAAGGAGTATAATACCCTACTTGATACTCCGACTGTTTAGATAAACTGTCTACTTGAGACTTAGAAGCATACAAAGAAGCAATATCATTTGAAATATCAATTTGCTGTTGAGCTTTTTGAGCAGCCTCATTAGCTAAGGCTTTGTCATAGTCAGCCTTTTGTCTAAATTGAGTAGCATATTCAGCAGCTCTTCCCACTGATTGGGAAGTTAAAGACTCTTTTAAGTCTGACGGACTCCAAGGTTTAAAAGGGAGTGAACTAATTAAAGGATTTTTTGGCATTTAACAAATGGTTAATTTTACAAATATAATGAATAATAAAGATAAAGACTAATACAAATGTATTTATGGTTCTGTATCTGTGTATGAACTTGCAGGATAGTTAGGAGTTCCTTTTTGACTAAATTTAGTAGTAGTGGTAGTTCCAGCATCAAGTCCTTTGTCTTTAGTAGTAATAGAAACATCAGGAGAAGCTACTGCAAAACGACTTCCAAGTTGATCTGCATTCCTAATAAAGTCAAAATTATCAAGAGCTCCTAAAGTATAGTCAAAGCTATTATTAAAACTTATTTCTTGTCTTGAATTAAATCCTGACTTATTCTTAGTATTCCAAATATCTGTAATAGACTGTTGAGCATCTGCCAAAGCTTTTTTGTAATCTATTCCAGAACCTGTTAATCCTAAACCAAATTCTAAAGCTGCAGAAGCTTCTGGTCCAAAAGAAGTTTTTTGTATAATGTTAATTATATCATTTAGTGCCTCAAGTTGCTTTAATCCTTTTTCTTTCTTAAAAGCGTTTAAAGGCTTATCTAATCCTTTAAGAGCTTCCTGCATAGTAGGATTACTTTTATAAGAATTTTGAATTTTCATTAAAGCTTCAGACCAATTATTAGTACGATTTAAAACGTTGCTTAACTCTGTAGTGTTTATTTCACGGTCTTTATCTGTTGCATTATACTTATCTATCTTAACTTTTTCCATACCTAACCTATGTTTGTATAGTTCTTTTTGTAGACTCATATTAGCTTCCCAAACTTTATCTTCCTTAAGTTCTCTTTTAACTTTCTGTCCAGAATATAAATTAGCCATATTGTTAATAAGGTCATTTTGATACATAGTAGCATAGTCATTTATATCAAAACTTTCTAAAGGAGTTTCAGCTTCTGCTTTAGCATAAAGGTATTTTTGAGACTGATTTGCTAAATTATTTTTAAGGTCTTGAATTCTTTGCTTTACAATAGGAGAAGGGACCTTTGTATAAATATCTTCAGTTTCTTTTAAAGCTTTTTTAACTTGATTAACGTTTTGTTCAGCTAACTGCATTTGGAATGCCATCTTTTCTGTATAAGCTTGATGAGTGCCTTCTTTACCCAGAGTAATTAATCCTGCTCTTGTATCAATCTGAAGTTGTTGTAAAGACTTAGGATTAGTAGCTAAGTAAGATCTAAACATGTCAGCTACTTTACTCTTATCAAATCCTTCAGTAGTCTTCATTTCAAAATAACCTTGAGGAGTATCTTTTCCTTTTAAAATTTCTGTTTGTTGGTCTACAGGGAGATTTTTAAAAAACTTACTCCAATCTTCTGAAATATCTGTAAACTCTATATAATCTTTTCCGTACTGTACATCTTGACCTAATTTATTATTTTTAATTTTCTCTTGAATGTCTTCCATGTAAACTAAGTCATTAGTTTTGAACTTTTTAGAAGAATCTAGTTTAGATAAATAATCTACTCGTCTTTGATATTCTTTACCACTTTTAATAGCTGTTACAATATTATTGTCTTTTTCCAAAGGTTTACCTATGTTAAGAACAGCTTGAGTATTTGCTTTAACAGAAAAATCTATTCCTGCACTACTATTAATTGCTTTTACCATTCCATCCATAGTTTGGTCAAAGTAGTCTTTTTCTGCAGAAGTTAACATATTACTTCTTAAGTCCCCATAAGCGTCTATAGTAGATTGTACTTTAGCAACTCCTTCGTCAAAAAGTTCTTGCTTCTTATAAGCTACTTTAATAAAATCATCTGCTGGTAATGGAGCAATATAATCAGGGTAAGTAAACTTGGTATGTTGAGCTGATATTGGCATGGTTTATTTGAATTTGGTTAATGATTTTTTACTAGTTGCTTTAGAAACTAACATTCCTTTTTTAGCTTTTTTAGTTTTCTTATCTTCAGTGTTTGCAGTAATTGCTTTATCTGCAGGTTTGTTATAATTAAACGTAGGCATTCCTTCAGGGTTTAAAGTCATTTGTAAAGTATTACCATCTGCATCATAGGAATGTACTCCATTATCAAAGTACCACTTTTTAAGGTTTTCACTTTGGTCATGTTTAGCACTCTTCTCTACCATGTTAGCAAGGGCTGCTTGCTTCTCTGCAGATTGTGCATCTCTAGCTTGTCCAATCATTTGATTGTATACAGAGTTAAAAGCACTAGCATTGTATTGGTCTGCATTTAGTTGTCCTTGTGCATTAAACATATCTGCTTTACTTCTTCCTTCTGCATCATAGTTTTGTTTAGTTTGGAAAGACTTTTGTTTAGCGTCCATTCCAGCTAAATAAGAAGTTAATGGATCTGCTCCTGCTCTTACGGCTGCTGTACCCATATTATCTATATCTTGTAACTGAGATTGAATATTTAAAGTTTGAGGCTTTAAGTAAGGTGCATTAATTTCAGGAATAGCATAAGGAAAAATACTTTGAGACTCTGCTAATCCATAAACGTTAGGAATAGCTTGAGCTAAAGGAAAATTCATTTTATTATAGTTTCCAGGCTTAACTCCTTTTACTCCAGTAAATCCAGGAGGAATTATTTTATCTTCAACTTTAGGAGTTTTGTCTACTTTAGTTTCAGCAGTTGTAGGAGTTGTACCAGTAGTAGGAGTAGTAGCTGTAGTAGGCATTACTGTTCTAGCTCCCAATTTATTATCTATGTATGCTTTTTTCATAGATGCAAGTACTTCAGGAGTTAAGTTTTCTTTTGAAATTTTTCCTGTAGGAAACATTTTTGTTAAATCTGAAAACTCTTTACCTTTATTTGTATTACCAAATTTAGTCCACATATCTACAAGACTTTCAGGATTATTTTTTAAAGCATGATTGTAAATAGCTTCTTGAGCTTGTCCTTCCGTCATAGTCTCAATTCCTGGAATAACCTTTAGCCAAGGTTGTAAATACTCTTCAGCAGTTTTTGTTTTAGCAAAACTAGATTCTCCTGTAGGAGTAACACTTCCTTGTGGAGTATTAGCTTTTGTATAAATTTTTGCTTTAACTGTATTACCTCCTCCATCATATTCAGGAAGTTGGTATCCACCATACTCCATATTAGCAATGATTTGATCTTGTACTGCTTTAGGTAATGCTCTAAATCCTGGATTGTTAATTCCACCATCTCTCATTTCTCCGTTAGAGTTTCCATTCATAGACTGTTGATCATTAAATAAGTCGTCTAGCTTCTTTTGATTTCTTTTAAGCATAATAGTTGCTGTGTCTTTATCTACTTGTTTTTTAAACGGATCATCTATAGTTGTTTTGTACCCGCTAATATCATACTTTTTAGCAAGTTGTGCAAATGTTTTTTTAGAACCTTCTGGCTTTAAATGGTCTGAATAAACTCTAGTACCTTCAGGTAAATTAGTTTTGATTCCACCTCTTTCATGAGAAGGACCTTCTGCATGTTCTGTATCAAAGTTAGGAAGTTGAAGAAACTCTCCTCCTTCAATTTCTACGTTGTTTGCTCCGTACGGAGTGTTAAAACGTTTTGTAATTTGTGCTCCCATTTCTGCTTTTATTGTGGGTTGATATTCTGTTCCTCCACTAGTTGTTCTACCATACATATAGTTATAGTCGTAGAGAGGCTTAGATTGTCTATTTTGAATGCTTTCGTTAAGTATGCGTTGATTCTTGAGGTCTTCGTTATAACCTAGTCCCATATCTATTGCTCCTAGTCCTAAAGAGAACATAGAGTTATAATCTAGATTAGCTTTTTTTGCTGCTCCTTCTATTTTTTGAGTAGCTGTTTGTGGACCATATCCAGGAGCAAAAGAACTTTGATTACCATTTAAATCTTTTCCTGTAGTTGTTCCCAAAGGAGCACCTGTAATAATATTATTACCTTGTCCAAATGTATTTAAAAAATCTAGAGTTTGTACTCCAAAATTAGGAGAAGCAATAGATTGTACAAATGGCGATCCATTTCCTTTAGGCTCTCCTGTAATCCTAGTCTCTCCTGCAGTGTTAATATCTGCAGATAGTCCTTGATTAGTATTGGAAGAATTAAATAGAGAAGGAACTTTAAATGTAAAATTAAAGTTATCCGCAGATCCCCAATAGTTCATTTTAGGATTTTCATTGATATTCAATGAGTTACCATTACTAGGTTGATCTACTCCATCAACTGCTTTAGGTAGATTAGACTTTGAGAATTTTTTATAAAGATTAGCTCTTAACATGGCTTTTAACTTAGAATGTTATTAACATAGAAAGTTAATAACTTATTAATTTATAATTAGGTATACAAATATACGAGATTAATTAAAAAAAGCAAGGGTTTAATTCCCTTGCCCTCTTCCTACTTTTAGGTAGTTCTTAGAACTTTTTAGTTTAGAACTTTTGGTCTTTGCTACGATTCCTTTTCTTTTAACTTTCGTCTTAGCTTGAAAGTTAATTACTGAGGCAGTTGATTTTACTTTTGTTGCCATTATATGTTTTATTAGTTTTTAACATTTCCAACGTCTTCTTGCTTGACGTATTCTTGAATTAGGATCATTCCTAGTTTCTGCAGAAGAGTTTTTAAGTTGTCCTAGTGATCTAGCACAATAAGACTTTCTTCTCATAGCTGATTTACTTCCTGGTTTAACTGTACCTGTTACAGCAGTTTTTAATTTAGATCCTGGATTAGCTCTTCTATATGCTTCTACTCCTTTTCTAGTCATACCTGCTCCTGATTTAGTTGGGCGATAATTTGCACTAGGTCCTTTAGTAGTATGCGAGATAGTTCCTCCTGCCTTCATGTAAGCAGCTTTTAATCTGCCACCTAGTTCCATTTTAGATTCAGACTTAATCTTTCTCTCTTGTTTAAGCATTTCAGGTGTAGGTTTTTTACCACTACCTTTATTTGCTCTTATGTTATTCCATAAAGAATTCTTTACTCCTAATTTATTTAATTTCTGTTTCATATTGTAATATTTTTCCAAGTTCTACCTCTATGTATATCTTTAATTGCATGATAACTTAAATTTAAAAAATCAGCCACTTGTTTAGGCTTTAAACCTAAAGCTAATTGTTTTTTAATACTTACTACTTCTACTTCAGTTAGCTTTGCCATTTTATGATTTACCCCTGATTTCCAGTTCTTTGAAAGCTTTTCTAAATGTTTTTTTCTATATTCAGAATCTTTCCAATTATTCTGTTGAATTATTGATTTTTGTAATTTAACTTCTTTAGTTCTTTTTATCCCTAAGTTACTCCCTGCAACTTTTGCTACATTATATTCAGGCAATAGGGTATCTAAATAATATTGTTCTCTTGTAAGTAAGTCTTGATTTCCACATTCTTCTATAATTTCTAATTTAAAATTATCCTCTCCATACTTAGTGACTGCACGAATTAAAACAGTGCAAGAACTTTTACCTGTCCTTATATGGTTAATATGTGTATAATACCTTTTAATAAAATTCTGACTACTTCCTATGTAAAAATGCCCATTAACTAGATTAGTAATCTTGTAAATAACTCCACTACGACTTTTTTTAGTCATATACTTAGTTACTTGATCCTCTGTTAAAGCTAACATATTATTTCTTTACCTTTGATTTGTTTAAGAAGTCATTTAGACTATACTTTACTTTTTCTCTGTTGAATTGATTAGAGAGTTGATTAGCTAATTGTAGTCTATTCTTTTTATCTTTTACTCTACGTAAGATACTTGCTACTCCATTAACCATATCGTCATCGTTACTATGGTCAACTTTACCCCCTTTTTTAAATCCTGGAGCTAATGCATCAGGAGTATTTAGACTTTCAGGAGCTTTACCTGTTTTTAAATAGCCTTGATAGTCTTGTAAAAACTGTGGATTTAAGAATTGCATTTCTTGTTTGTAGGGAGCATACTCTGCATCATTAGATACCATACCCCTTACATAAGCGTCTGCTCCTCCATTATTTTCTACCATACCTTTTCCATATCTACTATTAAGTCTATTCTCTAATCTTTGATTTAAAGTTTGGTATGTAGGATCTCCATGTAATGCATGACTCATAAAGTCATTGGTTGCTATGTTTTTAACTTGTTGACGATTCAATCCTTTCTTATTAATAAGCGTAGTGTACTCTCCTGGATTAGGATTTCTAATTACTCCGTTGTCTAAAGTAATATCTCCTTTGTAAGGGTATCCTGAATCTGTGTCATTTTGGTTATCAGGAACACCATTACGATTGTTGTCTTTATCAAAGTATTCAGGATTATGTTTAGCGGCTTCTAAGAGTCTACGTTGACTTCCTTTTGCATAATAGATGTTTGTATTGTCTGAGTTTAGAACGTTCTTTAAAACAGGGTTTTCATTTAAAATTTCCTGCTTCATTAATTGTCTATCTCTGAAAGTTCTATTAAACCAGTTATTCTTAATATCTCCTCCTCCAGGCATTTTCTGAAGTCCTCCCATTTGCATTTTAGCTACACCACCACATTTGTGACAGCTTAAAGGATTAAGTCCTCCTTCTGATGCTTTCCAAGACCATCCACATTTAGAACATGTAATAGTTTTATCTGCCATTCCTCCTTTTTTCATACCTACTATATGACCTTCCATTGTTCTAGGGTCGTATAGTTCTGCTCCGTGTTTAGCTTTTTTATATGCGTTCTTTAGTCTCATTGTTAAAATCTATTGTATGGTTAAAAGAAACTTTAATTTGATTAGTGTTGTAGTGTTTTAAAGTTCCATCTTTTTGTAATGCAACTAAAAAAATCATATTTTCATGAACTCCATAATCAAGTGCTAGGATAGCTATCCCATCTCCATGAGGAGTTTCTACCCATAGCACTTGTTGGAATTCGTGTACTGTCATTTATTTCTTTTTGAATTTTGCAAGTTTAGATGTACCTGCATTTTTTCTTGGAAAGCTTTGTCCTGTCTTAGGCGTAGGAACACTTGGTCCTATTACAGAACCATTAACTCCTGGTACAGACATTCCTCCCATTCCTTTATTCATTTTAGAAAGCGTTTTAGCTAGGTTAGCTCTTTTTACAGTAGTAGAAGAGTAGTCGCTTTTGTTAGCTAGTACTTTGTTCCTAAAACCTGAAACCGACATTCCTGCTGATTGAGCTTGTTTAGTAAAAGATCCTGGGTGTGTAATAGCACCTTTGATCCAACCTCCTTTTTTCATCTTAGTACCTCCACATTCCATGCAGGTAGAGTAAGCGTTTTTTAATCTTGACATTTTTTTTTAAATTTTTTAGTTTTCTTTATATTTCCAATAATGGTTGTAACGTACTTTGTTGTATTTTATTCCAGACCAAATATTGCCTACACTTTTAGATAAGGCAATAGCTGCGGATTGTAAACTATCCCACTCTTTAACTAAATTCATTTCTAAGTCAAATTGTAAAATAGGTTTTTTATGGGCTTCTGCATTTTTTCTAGCAGCAGTAATTAAATTAGCAAGTTCTTCCTTTGGTCTTTTTAAATTCCTTTTTTTAGAAGACTCACTCATCTTCTTTAAAGACTCTTCTGAGTAAACTCCTACTTTTCCTTTATTCCAAACAGGCTTTAAGTTCCTAGCATCTTTAAGGATATTAATCAGTTCAGGATTTTTAACAAACTTTTCAGCACTTTTAATACCTATTTTTTTCTTAGTCTCCTCTGATAAAGTCTTTTTACCTAAATAATCCAAACTAGCCAAGTTGTAGTCAGCATTTAAACTTGTAATAAAGTATCCTTCTCTTTGTAGCAGTTGAGTTAAATCTAAAACCTCTTCTAAAACTTCAAAGTTAAAACTACATTCTCCATACTTACAAAAAGAATTTTGAAGATAACTATTAGAGTGTGTCTTACTTAAAAGTTTTAAAATGTGTTCTCGACAGCGTTTGCGAATATTTACACTGCTCCCTATATAACATTTGTTATTTATAGTATTTGTAATTTTATAAATACCAGCTGTTTTAGGGAGATGTGCAAATTTATTCATTTTTAAGACAAAGTCAATAGATACAATACATGCGTAATTAAGCCTAGAATTTCATCTATAATATTTTGGATATGTGTATTTTCCATACCAAGTACTCCTCGGTGCTTAAAAATGTACTCCTTCATATAAGTCAGATGAGCCTTTGAGTTCATATATTCTGAAGCTGGAATTTTAAGATTTAATCTCTTTCCAATAGTTCCAAAGTAAGTCTCTATCAAATCATCTGTTAAATCAAGAATATCTTCGTAGTACTTTTTTAAAGCTTGGTGTTCACCTAGGCTAACTGTTGCTAAGTGAGTTAGGTGCATAATGTCTCTGCTCTGAAATAATTGTCCTAAAAATATTTCAGGCTTGATGGTCGTGAAAAGTTCTTTTTCTTTCATTTTTGGTGTGATCATGGTTATGGTTGGATTTGGGTTATTTGTATGTGATTGATAAATTTATATCTGTTATACTTATCTTGGATAAGACGTACTTTACAGAAGTCAGATTTAATTTTTTGTTTTTGATAAGCTACAGATACAGGTCTTACTGCTTTAGTACTTGGTACTTTGTCTATAGGATATTGGTTTTGAATGTCTGCCCATTTAGTAGACCAAATAGGTTGACCTGATCCTTGACTACTAATACTCCAAAATCCATTAAACGAATAAACATTTTCTCTTCTTCCTATTAGTGTTTCTATGCCAGTACCTGTCATCTTTGGATATGCGATTTTTTGTGCTTTATTTCCGTAAATCTCTGATATCAAAGTAACTACACCTGAAGACTGCTCTTTATTATAAATAATAGCTTTTGTAAAATTGGCCAAATTTTCGTTGTTACCAGTAGACAAAGAATAGTATTCATAATTTGAGAAATACTCTTGTATGTCTTGTATAAGAGTGATAGAATTAACCATGCTAGTTTTAGGCATTGAGTTAGCAGAATATTCCAAAATGTACGGGTACAATTTGTTATAGTAAGTTTGATATGTAAGAGCATTTAAATTATGGTTCCAAGTAGACGCACCTGTTGATGTGTTTGTAATAGTTTGAAAATGGTCTACTAAAGGTACATAGTAATTTGGCAAAAAGGAATAAAACGATATAAAGTTTTGTAGAGTAGGAGAATAAGCTACTGTCCATGATTTATTTTCAAACACAGTTTTGTCAGAAAAGAAAACTTCAGTAGTAGTTCCTGTTTTAAAGTACTTTCCATAAGTAGTACTAGCAGGGTCTGAGTCATAAGTCACTAATACTCCGCTAATTAACTTGTAGTCAAGCTTAGTAATAAATACACGTTGGAATCTTAAATCCCATCCCATAACAATACCTACTCCTTTAGCTGGATTGTCTATGTCAGCGTTAGGGAAATCTTTAAGTATTTGGAAAGGTAAGTTTTGTTTAAACCAGTTGTAGTTTTGGTCTTTTACTAAGTTATTAAAGCCTTGAGCTGATAGTTGATAAATGTTTCCTCTCTTAGCATCTACCCAGAATTGACCATGTTCAGTCTTTACAATAGCTTTATGCTGACTTCCCATAAAACCTAAATCTGTTTTAGAGAGATCTAAAGGCTTTTGAGAAAACATTGATGCATTACCTATCTCTAATTGTACAGGTGCTGTAGATTCCATTACTACACGAGCATTATATATCTTAGTAGTGTTTTCAAATCTAGCATATACTCTTTCATTCTCTCCTGAGTTTAAGTCGATTAAGCGACCTCCTTCTTTTGAAAAATCATAAAAATCGCCTCTCTTGTAAGTTCTCCAAGCATCTGAATAATAAGTATTAGTATTGGCAGGACTTGAATAAATAACTCTATTAGGGTGAATAGTCAAACAGTCTTTTGAAGGATTATTAACTATATAAGGTAAGTTAGGAGATTGATTTTGAGCAGAGTAAGTCGCATTATAATGATAGAAGTTATCAAACTTAATAGGAACATTCTTTTCTTGTAACCATTCATCAGGAACTCCAGTACCTACATTAGGATAGAAGTTTTCTTTATTATCATCTCTACCGTGTCTAAAGTCTACGTTAATATCAGACTCTACAAAGAAGATAGGAATACCATAAGAAGCAGTATAAAATTGTCCTGTTTTATAAAACCCTGAGTAACTAGAGTTATTTAAATTAATTTTTGCTAACTGTAGCTTGTATAACTCAAACATTGCAAGACTTATTCCAGTTGCCATAGCTGCTCCTGCAGCATCTACTCCTGCTGTACCTAGTCCTAAAGCCGCTGTTGCTAAGTAATAGGCTGCTAGTGCAATTCCTACGTCTACTAAAGCACCAGCCAAGCTACTAGTACTAAACTCTGCTGAACTATTTCCTATATAATAAGCAGGATAAGCTAAGTTAGGATACTTCCAATAATCAAAAGGAACATCATTAACTGTAGCAGGTAAATTTACTAAGTTACGAGTAAAGAAAGAGTGTTTACGTTTTAAAGCAAACTTAT